TGGAAAGACCGTTGCAGAATTCAAAACCTCGTTTATTGGCGGTCCAATGAAGTTGAAGGACACTTGCCGCTTGAATCGTTATCAAGAGTATCGAGCCTTGTTCCGTTTGGAAAGATTGCAGCAATTGTGCGAGAAGAAAGGCTACGACACCGAGGTGACCTTGAAGGGTCTGCCGGACAAGCGTTTCGGCAGCAAGTGGCGAGAGAAGGTGGGCCGTCAGGGCGTCGTACTCCACCGTTTGGTGTTGGGAGATGACAAGTCTGTTTACGACAACAAGGAAGACCTCCGCCCAGCCTCGTGGCAACATGTTGACATCAATGCCTTACCGTCTGCCGTACATTTCCGTATGGAGTGTGTCACCGTCGATGACAGTGTCGTTAAGTTGTTTGAGAAATTGCAGGGCAAGAAAAACGTCACACGTCACGCACCCACCATCGTCGAGTATGCTAGTGATGCCAATGATCCAAGCACAATGATGGATTGGAGGATGGTGAAGGACACTTTCAACTACCGGCCAAACATGACCGTGTCTGAGCAAATGAAGTACCTGGTAGTGAGTGCCGGGCGCAGCACCAACTACAATGTTGACCAGAACCAGATTTCGCCAATTACCAATGTTGCGTATGGTTTGGATGCTCTAGCACGTCACCACATGTGCCGGATGCCGACTTCAGTGTCGGGGGAAGTGAGGGCCGCCCACGGGCCCAGTGGGATGTCTACGGCTACGTAGTGGGCCACTTTGATGTGGCCATCAATTCGCCAGATTTAAGTTTAGAGATCAAGATCAGGAAGCGGGTTGTTGAGTCACAGAGAGTGGGCTTTACTCGTATGTGTGTTGTCGATTTAAGCACTGGACTGCCACTATTGTCTCCATTTATACCCAATCGCAGGCATGTCGCCAATCAGGTGGTAGCGTGTTGCCATCGTTTTGGTCGGGCCATGCCTCCGATCGGTGTGGGAGTGGATGATTTTTTGGTTTTTGCCAAAGCTTTTATCGTTTTGTATGTCCGTAGACTGCGGCGGGGGGATGTGAAAAATTTTGACGATTGGTTGGAGAACTGCGCGTATTCGGGAGCGCGCAAGGGGCAGTTGAGGGAAGTGCGCGACGAAGTTACTCATTTGACAGACAAGTTTAGCCATTCGAAAAGTTTCATCAAGGATGAAGGGTATGTGGAGCCGAAGAATCCGCGGCCAATCAACTCATATTCTGACGAGTCGAAAGTGCTGTTGGGGCCTTTGGTCCAGGCAGCCGACAAGTCTTTGTTTGGGTTGAAATGGTTCGTGAAGGGCACTCATCCTAGGGATTGGCCTCGTCGGATGCGTGATCTGTTTGGAACGGGTGCCGTCTTGGCAAATGATTTCTCCTCTTTTGAAGCGCACCATCGTGAAGAGTACCAATACGTGCTTCGATTTTGGATGATGCATGTGCTGAGAGATGTCGCTCCGTCGTGGGCCAAGCGCTTGATTCTGCGTATGATGGGTGGCGAAAACGTGACGAAGTTTTCAACTTTGACCGCCAGTATTGAAGGCAGACTGATGAGTGGTGCTTTGTGGACGTCTTCGGGTAATGGATTGTTGAACTTGTTGTTCATGTCGTACCTGTGTGGGCGTTCTAAGCATCCGCAAGCACCAGCGCAATGGTTAGCTGAGAATGTTGATTCGTTCTTTGTTGGCTTGATTGAGGGCGACGATGGTTTGGCGAAGGACACTCCCATAGATGAGAAGTTAGTTAGTGCACTGGGGTTAGACATGAAGCCCGCGCGCAGTAGCAATTTTGGGGAGTCTGCGTTTTGCGGTGTGTTGTGCGATCCAGAGATTCTGACTGTTGTATGTGATCCGCGCAAGGTGTTGCGCAACTTCTTTGTTTTACCTGAAAAGTACCGGAATGCCCGGCCTAGTGTTGTATTGGCTCTGTATCGTGCCAAGGCTCTGAGCTACAAGTGTAATTATCTCAACGCTCCGATTGTGGGCGAGCTGGCTCACCGGGTTTGTGACTTGACCCGGGGTTTGGATGTTTCTTGTGTGTCGGCTGAGACAGACGCATGGAAACGACCGTTTCTTGAGACAGCGGTGAGTGAAAAACTGTGGCAGGTGGCGCCTGTAGTGCACGATTTGAGTCGCATTGCAGTGCAGAAAGCTTTCGGGGTGGCGGAGTCAATTCAGCTCGACTGGGAAGCACGCATCCGTGGTTGGGAAGGTGGTGCTTTGCAGTTGCCTCTGTTAGACTTTGTCGGGGAAAATGAGTTTAGTAATATGCGATTTTGGTTGCCTCGTGATGAAAAGTTTGTTTTGCGTGATGCAGTGCCTTTGGCTGTGCAGGAAATCGTGGAAAAGGGAAAAGTGAGGTTTGGTTTGCGGAGTGCAAAACGTGATTTCACACTACAACGAGTCACAATCCCTCTCGAATGCTCCGGGGAGTAGAAAACCCCTGAAAAAACAAGGAAAGTATTACTAGTAAACCTGTGG